TTATTATTAAAATGGTTGGTTAAAATGGAAGTCACAATACATTTTGACATCGTATCAAACGATGGAGCAATAATTAGCATTGAAGCAGTTGCAATATTGTCCGGTAAATATATTCCGGCTGACTTCAATCATGATATTGAAGATGATCGCGAGATAGCAGTTGACCAAATGACGTTTACTGATAACGATGGTGACGAGTTTGAACCATCATCTAAATTGATTGAAATCGTAGATGAACACATTTACGACAAAGATCGTGAAATTTACAAAGATGCTGAAAAAGGCATTGATGAGATTTACATTGATGATTTTAAAAGCGATCACGATTACGAAACATTAATGCAATAACAAATACTCCTACTCGCACCGCACACGCGGTGCATTTTTTGAGGCACGACAATGTATGAATTTTTAAAGTGGCTAGACGACTCAGATGTCGCCTATTTAGTGATGCTTGCACTTTTTTTAGCGATGGCTTCATTGCATTCCAAGGCAATAAAAGAAAACACCCGGCTCCGTAAAATTTTAAAGAAGGCAATGAGATGATTAACCCAGTACAACAAATGATTGCAGAGGCAATCAACTCACAAGATCCTGCGCACAATGTTGCGTTGGTTTGCACAGAGATCGTGCGTGGACTTAGCTTCATCGCTAACGCTATTCCAGATAAAGAGGAGCAGGAAGCGTTTATTGAAACGGTCAGCAAGCAGATCCGTGCTGAACTTGAAATCATACAACAAACACAATTTGAGGCATAAAACCATGAGCGCATCTTTAATTTTAACCCTGTCTTTTTTGACAGTCGATACCACCATCGACAAAAAAGGTTATACAACACGTCACGAAACAATTGCCTACACTACAACGGCAATTCCCTATGACACACGCCAAGCGTGCGCCAATGCGCAACAAGAGTGGCAGTTTGCAGTTGGTGCATACCAAATGAGTAAACGCCCAACAAGAATAATTACCGCTGTCTGCACCGACAGCGCGACAGGAGTAGTAGAATGAGTCTTCTTACTCAAAAACAGATTGCCGAAATTATTGACATGGCGACTCAGCAAGCTGAGTTTGCTGAAATATTAAAGTTAAAGCTGGATCATTGGAACAAAAATCAAACCACTCAACAGTTTGAATTGGATTGGAGTGCGGCACCAAAACACGCTGTTATGGCAGCAATAAATTTAGCATGGCTAACTGAAAATGGAAATTGGGCACTTGGGTATCGAGCGGCAACATACAAAAGACCTGCGCCAATAATTGTACCCCACCCGCACGCAGCATTAATAATGAAATATGCGGAAGTAGCTCAACGAAGAATTGATCCTTGGGTTGAGTTTGAAATCAAAGATTCTGATACGGGAGCTTGGACGGCTTTGAATATACCTCTTACATTCTTTGAAGAATGTGAATATCGCCACATAGGAGATGACAAATGAAAGACAACGCAATCATTTGGTGCCTGGTAGCATCATTTGTGGCAGGTGCATTAGCTGGCTTTGTTGCAGTAGCAACTATGCATCGTCATTATCATGAAGTGATTAAAACCAGTATTGGCGAATTCATCATCCATGATGGAAAGATTTACTCCGTGTATGAAATGGAAAGAAATATTAAAGGTGAGATGGTGGCGCGATGATAAAATTTGGATCAGTATGTAGCGGCATAGAAGCCGCAAGTGTAGCGTGGAACAAACTTGGATGGAGCGCATCTTGGCTTGCTGAGATAGAACCATTCCCATCAGCGGTATTAGCGCATCATTACCCCGATGTACCTAACCTTGGTGATATGACTTTACTACCAGATAAAATTCTTTCTGGAGAAATTGAAGCACCTGATATTTTCTGTGGCGGTACGCCATGTCAAGCCTTCAGCATCGCAGGTAATCGAGAATCACTCGATGATGCAAGAGGAAATTTATCATTAACATTTTGTGAGATAGCCAATGCAATTGATTCAGTCAGAGATGTACCCGCATCATTATCTTCTGGGAAAACGTGCCAGGAGTTCTCAACACCAAAGACAATGCCTTCGGATGTTTCTTGGCTGGACTCGCAGGAGAGGATGGTGAGCTTAAACCAGCAGGGAAGAAATGGACAAACGCTGGTATGGTGCTTGGACCCAAAAGAGCAGTCGCGTGGCGCGTCCTCGATGCCCAATATTTCGGATTGGCCCAACGACGCAAACGTGTGTTTGTTGTCGCAAGTGCTAGAAACGACTTCAATCCCGCAGAAGTTCTTTTTGAGTTCGATGGCTTGCGCAGGGATTCTGCGCCGGGCAGAAACTCGCGGGAAACAACTACCACCGATGCTCAAAGCGGCATTGGAACATACAACAAACAACGCATAAGCGAGTACAGCACAGACGATGTTGCAAGCACCTGCGCTGCTCGTGACTATAAAGATGCGACTGATTTGGTTGCTTATAACATCACTTTTTGCGATGCCAATGGCACTCGTAAAGATAGACCAGATGTCGGGTTGTATGTCAATGAAACCGATGTTTCTAATACCTTAACAAATGCGGGTGTAGGTACTAATGTTTTGCATACTATGTCTGACGTAGCTGGCACACTTGATGCGCCATACTATAAAGGTCAAGGTTCGCGGCAAGGTGGTGAGCGTGAGTTTGTAGCACAGTCTTTTGCTCAAAATCAATTAGGTGAAGTTAGGGTTGGAGATGTGTTCAATACGCTAAATACAAACAGCAATGCGAGTGGTAGAAATACACCTATGTTGATGACACACGCATTTAAAATGAGAAGTGGATGTGATGGTGGCGGGAAAGGTTATCTCGGACAAGATGAGAAAGCCTTTACAATTTCAACGCATCAAGACCAACAGATATTTCAACAAATGGCGGTTCGCAGATTAACACCAACAGAATGTGAACGCTTGCAAGGATTCCCCGATGGCTATACGCAAATACCTTGGCGTAAAAAACCAGCAGGGGATTGTCCTGATGGTCCACGCTATAAAGCACTAGGTAATAGCTGGGCAGTTCCAGTAGTTGCTTGGATTGGGGAGCGTATTGCAAAGGAGTTATTAAAATGACCAAAGACGAATGCATTAAGCGTTTACAGACCGCGCAGAAAAATAAAAAGGAGCTGAAGAAAATTAAACTTCAGATCCTCAAAGAAATTGAACAACTTAAATTGATGCTTCGAGCATTGGAGGAGGATGATTGTGGGTGAGTTAATATTTTGGACAGGCATTGGCGTTATGATTGTCTGTTTTTTCATCGAGTACGCTGATGAAGATTGATGACGCAGCGGCACTTATTTTCTTTGTCTTAGGATTAATTTTGGCGGCAATATGGATCTACCATTAGTTAAACCAGTTCAAGCAGTAACGCCAGTGCAATCAGAATGCAAGCACGATCACTGGCGAATTTATCAAAGTCGTGGTTATAGAGAATGCGACAAGTGTAAAGAACAACGACCAATCTTTAATGTTGTGAAGCACCAGCGATGAATATATCACATATATTTATTAACCTGTCGCCATTTCTACGCGACAGGTTCACGAGTGAAGTGTTTACCTTGGGCTTGGTGCATGAGTTAAATCAAAAGCAATTTGAGGTACATTGCAAAAGACTCATGCGCCAACACAATGGCGAAACCAGAAAGCTGTACAAGGCTCTGTCTAAGCTAAGTGCAGCGGAGCGATTACGTTTTTTTGATGTAGTAAGTGGAGTAGTAGATGGATAACAAAGAACTGACAGCGATTAAAAGCATTGTGAAATATAGCCAGAAGACTGGCAATTTTTATCGTAACGAATCGGATTCACCGGCAAAGCTGGTCACCAAGAATAAACATGCGCTGATTTCACTTCGCAAGGGCGATTTTCATAATATGTATCCAGCATGGAAAATTGCTATTTATATGTCGCATGGATATTGGCCAGACGATGGTGATACTTGTGAATACGTTGATGGCGATGCAAAAAATTTAAGCCTTAATAATTTGCGTGTGATTCACTTCGGTGATGATGAAACCACTGTTATGGATTACTGCATCGATAATCAACTTGAGTATCGGCATGTGTCAATAAAGATGCGTAATCAAAAACGGATCCGCAGAAGTGTTGGCGGGATGTCGTACTGGTTTTACAAAAAAGCAGACTTTGCACGCCAGTGTAAAGATCTAAAGCATATTAATTTCGAACAGGTAAAAAAGCCTGGCATGGGCAAACGTAAAAACCAGCATTTTATGGAATTTTTAAGCAGGCACACAATTGTGCCAACACGATGGGAGATGACATTATGTCAAATAAAATAGATCAAAAGATTGTCGGTTATAAAGTGGTTGATAAGACCGAAGAACCGGTAGTTGAAGCACAATTTATGCACGAAAACTTAGTACGACCAAATTGCTTAACAGGCACAACTTACAAGGTAAAAACACCACAGAGCGAACACGCTCTGTACATTACAATTAATGATATGGTTTTAGATGACGTTCACCATCCGTATGAAATGTTCATCAACTCTAAGAACATGGATCATTTTCAATGGGTATTAGCTGTGACTAGACTGGTATCTGCGGTATGGCGTAAAGGTGGTGACTCCACTTTCTTAGTGGAAGAGTTGAAGAACGTGTTCGACCCGAAAGGAGGTTACTACAAAAGAGGTGGTGTGTATATGCCATCACTCGTAGCTGAGATAGGTACAGTTATCGAGCAACACCTTAAAAGTATTGGTGTAATTAAGCCTGTGGTTGATGAGCATCAGCAGGCGTATCTCGAGGCTAAGAAAGAAGAAGCCAAAGGTGTTGATATGCAATTTTGCACCAAATGTAATACCAAAGCACTTATTTTAATGGATGGGTGTATGACGTGTACTAACTGTGGAGATAGCAAGTGTGGATAGTTTACAAAAAGAATTACAAGCGTTAAAAGCAAAGGTTGCTGACTTAGAATCACGCATTGTCGCTGAGCCTGTAGCAAAATGGCAACCCAAAGGTGGGGATTGGTGTATTGATGATGAAGGAATTATTTTTGAAGCACCTTCAACACAGGGTAATCAAGAATTTGGACATGAACGCCAAACAGAAGAACAAGTCAAACGCGCAGCAGTTGAGATGCGTAGGTTTAATAGGCTGTTAGCATTGCGTGATGAGTTGTGTGGTGATGATGTGCCAACATTGGAATCCAGCAATATATCTAAATACTTTATTGTTTACAACGGATTTGAAAACACATGGGATGTATCTGCAATGTATAAAGGATTTATTACACCCTGCTTTAAAACAGAACAACAAGCTAGACGCGCTTGCGATATGTTGAATTCTGGTGTGGTTGATTTATGAGTATTCAATACAAGAACAAAAAAACGGGTGATGTTTACTTACTTGAAACTACGTGTCATGTAAAAATTGGCGATAACTGGGTTAATGGCGTTGCTTATTTTAATGCAAATAAACTTCGTGAAATGTATGTCACAACTAAAGATGATTTTTTTAATTCTTTTGAAGAAGTTATTAATGAGGATGCGTTATGAGTAAAGAACAAGCACTGCGAATCTTAAAACTGCTCTCTGGCTTAGAGATGTATGTCTTTATGCGAAACGATGTACCCGACCACCACACTGATGAGCTAATTAAAATTATTGGCGACTTAACTGATATTGTTTTGGAGAAAGAGAATGAAAATTGAAATAAAAAGACTAGATAAAAAAGTATTACTACCAGCTTACGAAACAGCAGGCGCAGCGGCTGTGGATTTACGCGCCAACATCAGTAAAGCAATCAAACTGGATCTTGGTGAAACAGCTTTAATTCCGACAGGAATTGCAATCAACATTGATAACGATGAAGTAGCGGCAGTCATTTTACCTCGCAGTGGACTTGGACATAATCACGGTATCAAGCTCGGTAACAGCGTTGGCTTAATAGACAGTGACTATACAGGCGAGCTTAAAGTGTCCGTAAAAAATACTGGCTCTGGCGTGTACAAAATCAACCCACAGGATCGTATTGCTCAGATGAAGTTTATACCAATTGTTCGTGCTGAATTTGTGGAAGTAGATGAATTCAGCACAGTGACTGAGCGCGGTGCAGGTGGCTTTGGGAGTACAGGGAAATAACATGGCATTATTAACACAAAAGCAACTTGAAGACATCATGTCAAACGTCCATGTGTGTGATGAAGATTGGTTTGAAGATTTATTGCTAAAATGGAATGAACGGCAAACAACACAACAGTTTGAAATAGATTGGAGTAAAGCACCACGAGGTGCAGAAGAAGCTGTTTTAGAATTGCACTGGCTTGACCGGAATGGTGACAAATTCGCATGGGATATGTTTGGTCACTTTGAGCGCAACACAGGAGATAAAAAATGATTTCAACAACAGCGGCATACATATTAATCAGCACAATGGTTTCAGATGGTCAGATCACACAATCCACAGCCATGTTTGCAGACAAACCATCGTGCGAATCAGCAGCGACAAGACAAGACTTTGTATTGAAGTCACTTAAAGTAGATGGTAGATGGAATCTTACCTGCCATCCGTATCTGTTAAACGAGGAGAAAAAATGAGTGAAGCAAATAAGAAATATGCATGCATTTTAAAAGAGATCTTAAACAATGGTGATCTAGTCACAACACGAAACCACCGGGTTTATTCTAGTTTTAATTTGCCAAATGTAACATTCACCACAACGCCACTCGTTACACTACGAAAAACTGCGTGGAAAAAAGCATTGCGTGAGATGGAGTGGTTTTTGTCTGGTGATAGTGAATGCCCAGAGGAACTGCTCGATTGGTGGGATGGGCAGTTAGATACTGATAGATGTTTGACATCGGGGTATGGTGCCCAATTAAGACATAGCACGTTTTATGATTTTAGAGTTGATGAGCATAATTCTTTTGACCAAATAGAGTTTATCCAAGATGCACTTAAAAACAATCCAAATAGTCGTCGCCTTTTGATGACAACATGGAATGCGGGAGAGATGGCGAACATCACAGAAGCAAATGACAACACCAACACGCCAACCTGTTGCCATAGCATAATCGTGCAATTCTTCGTGCGTAACGGACGTTTGAACATGAAGTCATATCAACGTAGCGCAGATATGCTTCTTGGCGTACCGCACAACTGGATTCAATCCTGGGCGATGCTTTTATGGTTTGCACACCATGCTGGTTTGAAGGTTGGATCCATGACTTGGATGTGGGGAGATGCGCACATTTATGATGAGCCATCTCATGTGGATACAGCAGAAACGATGGTAAGTTTTTACACCGGCATGGACGAAGTAAAACTGGTTTACACACCCACCAGCGAAGATTTTAAAGCGTCTGACTTCTCAATTGTTGGTCACATACCAGATCCGATTGTTACCACCAGACCTAAACTTCTTTGATGGCAAGCAATCGACTATGTGAGGTATGTAGAGTAGAAAAGCCGGTGCTACTTTTTGCACGCGGGAGTGGTGTTTGCAAAGTCTGCAATATCTCTCTTGGCGTGCAAGAAACAAACGCTCGGAAAAAACGAGTTTCAACATCAAAAATAAATAACAAGTTATGCAAAAAGTTTTTACAACAACACACAATCATGCCGAAAGGTTGGGAAATGACTTTATGACAAATCAAGAAAAACAAATGTACTTTGGATTTACAGGCGACTCAGTACATGAGTCAACAACAAGTAAAAAAGAAAGACTAGACAAGATAAGAGAAGATTTGACGGCATCAGAAACAAGACCTTGGCATACTATTCCAACAGACACCGTAAACGCACCAAAGCACTACCAAGGCGACAAAATGGAATGCATTGATGCGATGGCGGCTATGCTTTCTCATGACGAATTTCGTGGATTTCTGCGTGGAAACATTTTTAAGTACATGTGGCGATACAAAGATAAAAATGGGATCGAGGATATGCGCAAAGCTAACTGGTATTTAGATCGACTCATTAAGTTTGAGAATTTCTAATGAATGAGTGGATAGCTAAAGATCACCCAGAAACAACCATATTAGCCATGAATAAACAACAATGCGCTGAGTATATGGAATTGCTAAAATGGCTTGCTGATAATCCAATGGATCCTATCAGCGTCAGCAATTTAGTATTAAGCAGAAGGGAACGATGAAACCAAAGATACGAAAGGTAGGCAATAAATGGCTTTGCTATACCAATTTTTCAATAGTCGCTTGTGGTACTACACCAGAAGCGGCATATAACAGGTGGGTGTATTTAAATGACAGTCAAAGAATGGTTTATTGATTTATGGGAAGGTATCAGAATTGTTTTATGGTTCTTTTTTACACTAACTTTTATAGGATTTATGGTTAGATTAGCGTATGAAATAGCCAAGTTTGGCTGGAACCTATTTTGATTCCAGCCGTTTGATGGGAGCAATTACTCTTTTGCTCCCATTTTTCCACCAGGTATATTTTTGTTTTTTCTAGCTTCTAATTCAGCGTAAATTGACGGACGTGTTAATTGCTCAGATTGCGTAGATCTTCTTTTATCTAATTCATCATAAATTGATGGACGTGCTTCATTTTCATACGTTGGAGGCGAATACTGCGACGCGCCTACACCACCGATACTCACAAGCTCAGATCTATTTAACGCTTTTGCACCTAGTTTAGCTTGAGCATTATATTTTTCTAACGCTTGAACAGCCGCAGCAACTTCATGCGGATCTTTTGACATTAAAAGTTGTGACACTTTATGCGCTACCTTGTCAGACATTTGTGCGCTTTCTATAGCACCCAAACCTAAATTCATGAGTGATTCACCAAATCCACTTCTAGCTGCGTCTGCAATAGCACCGCCAACGTCCGGTCCTTGTTCAAAACGCTCACGCGCTTGTGTTCTACGACCAGTTTGTGATCCGCCCATGATTTTGTTAGCTTGATCATACAATTGAGCTTCGCGAAGCATTGCCGATTTAAACAAGTCAAAATGCGCAGGACTATCAAACAATACACTTAAACTTTTTTGTGTTTCTGGTGATTGAATAACTTTGGCAGCAGCATTCATGTTATTGCTTGGATCCATAATAATGCTGTGAATATTGCGTACAACACCTGTTTTGAATGCTTCTTTCTCAGCATTACTCATATTTCCAACCATGCTTTGTACTTCTTCATGGTCTAAATGCGGAAAGTCTTTGTAGCCTTTTTCCATCGCATTAATAACTTCTTTGTCGCCTGCATATTCACGTCTTGCTGTTTTATAAGCAGGAACAATATCATCTAATCTGTTCAAAAGTTCATTACGCATATCTTTTAAATTTAATGCGTCAGTTTTTTTACCCGCTTTAAACAACGTATCTATTTTAGAATCAATTCCTTTTTTAATGTAATCAAGAGTTCTAACGTCTGGTAAAGTTCTGATTGGTGTACCGGTTATAGGATCAGAATCATATACGTCTACAAGTTGATATTCACTTGGATCTTCACCTCTTGCCCTAGCTACAGTTTGTCTATCTTTAGCAATTTGTTTGCCTTCTCTAAAAGCAGATTTAAACCTAGGTGAATTTAATAATTCATTGATAATAGGATCATCAACAATACCATGCTCGTATGCTTCATTGTAAAGTGGTTTTGCTTTTGCGCTAAGATCGTCGGCTAATCTTTCTGCATCTTCGTAATAATTCCCGCTAGAAATCTCATTACGCGCACGCTGATAAACACGCTCACGCGCACCCGCTTTTTGCTCACCAAGAACTCTGTCAACTAAACGTCCGCTTGGACCGCTACGTTGCGCTACAGTGTCGGCTAAATCAACTAATGAAGGCGATGCATTGGCAATTGTTGAAGGAATACCACGCGCTTGATCATACATGACAGTGCGGTTTATATTGCTCGGTGTTAATTCATCTTCTTTAATAGCACCAGCTAATTTTCCTAACGCTCTATCTTCAATAAATGATTCCGTAGGTGCAAGGCGTTCTCTAAGCCAGTTAATACCTGCGCCACTGGCTCTAGTTAATGCAGGAATAGCTGCGCCAATAGTTGCACCAGAAGCCGCGCCATATTCCGCACCTAATGTGCGCTCACCTTCTTTTGCATTACCTGCACCGGCTATCGCACCTTGCAAAGCACCTAACCCCATGCCACGTTTATATGCGCCTTGTGCGGCTGTTCCTAAGATGCTTGGCAAAGATACTTCTGGTGTAATTACAGCAGGAAGCGCACCACCAGCAAATTCAAGTGATGTAGATAACTTAGGGTTTTCTGCGGCATATTTGCCGTATTCACTTTGGATCCGTTTGAGTGCCGATTCATAATCTTTATTTTGAAGGTAAGATTCAAGACCTGCCTCTGCCTCGTCACCCCATCCCATCATTAAACCCTGCCCAATAGCCGCACGAGCAGGTCCTAGTTTTTCATAATCAGATGCATTAGCCATTATTGTGCCTCCTCTTTACTGGGTAAATCGCGTGATGTTCCTTCATTAAGTTGTTTTAATCGTTTTTCTTCTAAAGCTATTCTTTTTTGGAGCTGTTCCATGTAATTCAACATAATGTCTTTACGAACTTCTTTACTTTTTGCTAATGCACCAGACAACTGTGCTTGTGCCGCTCTTTCACCTTCAGTTGGGTTGCTACCAAAAACATCTTTCATTCTTGATAAACTTTCAGTTGAAAGTAAATTTATTAATTTTCCAGTATTAACCACGGTTGGATCTTCTGGTGAGAAAACTTCACCGTATTTTTGTTGAGCTATGTCAAACACGTTACCGGTGTAAGCAACACCATTTAAATCATACGCTTGCTCAATCATTTTTTGAGCATTTTTTAAATTGTTTAAAGTGTCTTCTTTTTCCCATAACACTTTTCTATCATTAGCAGTTAATTTTTTACCTTCTTCTTGTTTATCTTGATATTTTATATTTTCAAGATTATATCGTTCTTGCGCAATATTTGCTTGCGTACCAGAAGTAGCAGCATTTTGAGAAGCAATAGCAGGTCCCATAATCATTTGATTGATTTTGGCTTGCAATAGTTGCATGCCGTTATTGGTTACAAACTTTTGATAGTCTGGCGTTCCTACTTTTAAACCCATATCAAGTGCAAGTTTACCCGCTTCTGATTGCGCTTTTGGAATCTCTGCTTTTATCATTTCAGAAATTAATGCACGTTTATCCTTCATGCTTTCACCAGCAAGACCACGAAGCACGTTCAAATCCTCTTTAGCATTAGCCGCTTTTAACTGCTGTGCTTTCATTTGAAGTTCCAGGTCTGCATTTCTGCGACCCGTTTGATCTTTTGAGTAATCCGCCATTTCTTTGTTGATATTACTCAGTGACTCGGTAAATGAGCCAGTTTTTGTAGGCGCACCAGCCGCTGCCGCTAATCTAAAATACAACTCTGCTTGGCTTAAATTGTCGTTTTCTGGCTTTTTGCTTTTTTGAATCATGCGCATAAACGCTTCTGTTTCAGCGTTCGATTTTCTGCGAGCTTCTTCAAGTTCTTGTGCATAATCGTTTGATGGCGTGGCGTAGGCTTTTAGCATCTCTTGCATTTGCGCCATGCTGTCGCTTGGTTGAATTTGTGGTGCAACAACAGGTGCAGGTGCTTCTATCGGCTGTGGAATACCTTGCTCTGGATTAGGCATTGCACTGTCGGCAATATTGATCCCACCACCATCAGCATACTTTCTAGCAAGATGATGAACGGATCCGCCTTTAGAAAATTTTGGTAACCATGAAGGAGCGGCTGCTTGTTGCGTTACACTTGGCTGTGAAATTAATGACAATGTAGTTTTATCTACTGGCGTGGCATTAGAAATAGAAGTTGCAACACCATTTTTAATCGCCAAATCTTCTAATGACGAACCGCTTGTATCTTTTGTTAAATTAACTTGATTTGGATTAGTTAAATTTATTGATGTGGTATTTAAAGGCAAATTATATGGATTAGTTAACTCTTGTTGCGTAAAAACACTAGCAGGTACCACACCCATATCAACAGCCTGTTGCGGAGATAGGAATTTCTCCTTCCACCAAGGATTATTTGGCAACAATACACTGTCATCTTTTGTTAAAGTAATAGGATCTGGATTATCTATTCTCCCATCTTTATTAAGACCAGTTTTCATCATTGCTGTATCTAAATCTGGGTATCCAGCTAAAAACCACCATGCGTTAGAATTATCAACAATAACATCATTATTATCACCACCAACTAATGAGTCGTTTACATCACCACCAGGTAATGTATCAACAATAACATCATTATTATCACCAGAAACTAGCGTATCAACTTTATTGCCACCAGGTAATGAGTCGTTTAAAGTGTCATCTAACCAACTAGAAGAAACCGTTGTTTTCGTATTATCATACGGTGAATAAGCCGCATTATTTTTGTAATCTGGTTCACCAATCGGACTGTCCCAGAACGTACCAACTTTGTTGTAAGTGTCAATGCTACCGTAAGGACTATATAAATTTTTATATGGATTTTCAGTTACGCCTCGCGTAAATTGTTCACGCAAATACATAGGCGTTTGCATAATGCGATCTTGATATGCATCTTTGTATGCTTTGTAAGCACCGCCTTTTCCAGTATCAAACGCAGTTTTATTTGTGTCATAAGTATTTAATGCTGATTGATACTTTTGATTAGCTAATTGATATTGATTATTTTGATAATCATAAGTATTTTTATCAGTAAATTTAGGATCTGGCTTAACATACGCATTGTAAGAATCCATTGCTTGTTTATTAGCCGCCTTATTTGCATTAAAAGATGCCAAATCTTTTTGATACGCTGTCCAATTATCTTGAATAGTTTTTAAATCTGCCCCTACTTGTTCTTTCTTATCTAATGCGGTTGGTGCAGCTTTTATATTTCCAGCTTGTGATTTTGTTAAACCATATGATATGTAATCTGGTGCAGTATCTGTAAAATCAGCAGGCTTTACCGGTGCTAAAGGTGCAGTAGGCGCAGTAGGTGCAGTTTCTTTAAATTGTGGAGGTAACGCCATCGATGCTGACGTTACGCCATATTGACGCATTAATTTTGATAATTCGCTTGCCATGTCTGTTCCTTATTGTGTAGCTAATTTGTATGCACCCGCACCAGTACCGGCAACAGTCGCTAATTGCATCAATGGTGACGCATTGTATGTTCCACCCACCGTCGTTTGACTTCCAGTTTGAGTTGTTGGCGTAATTGGAGCCAAGCCACGAACCTGCGTACTGAGCCAATCCATTTGTTGTTTTGGATAATTAAGTGCTGTGTCGTATTGTGTTTTAGCGGCATTAAGCTGTGATTGCATTTGACCTTGTTGTGCTTGACCAGCCGCCTCAAGTGCCGCAGTGTCAGCAGTTTGCATTTGCTGTTGTTTGCCGAGTAATGTTGCATAATCGTTAAGCGCACCTTGTTGGCGACTCAAATCTTGCGCCTGTGCCGTTTGATAGTTTTGCGCAGCACCCAATCCAAATTGCTGTTGCTGTTGACCAGCCGCCGCCTGTTGATTTGCAATTGATGCTAAATTTTGTTGCTCTGCTGCGGTTAGCTGACCTTGCGCTTGCCCAAGGTTGATGTAATTTTGTTGCTCTGCACTCGCTAATTGACCTTGTGTCTGACCAATATTTTGATACGATTGCGCTTGTTGCGCTGCTAATTGACCTTGGTTTTGACCAATATTTCCGTAAGATTGTGCTTGCGATGCCGCTAATTGTCCTGCGGTTTGTGCAAGTTGACCTTGGCGCGTTAAATCTGCTTGGTTTGCGCCCAATGCTTGCGTATAGCCTTGGTTTGCTAATTGCGCCTGTTGTTGTTGCAATGTTTGATTAGCGTCGCGAACAGCGCGACTGCCAAACTCACCCATACGCGAACTGCCAAATTGACCGGCTTTTGTAAACGAGTCAGACACTTGTGGCAGAATGTTTTCTCTCAAATTACGACCAGATTGTTGCGCCATAACATCCATAACATTTTGCTGGTATGGATTCAGATAATTAGCAACATCACTATACGATTTGGCTTTAGCTTCTGTTAAATATGGATCTGCATTTGATGTAATATTTCCTGAGCTTTTCGTTGCATTTTTAAAACTATCGCTAGAAGTATCAATAATGTTACCCGCAGCAGTTTCTGCATTTGTTAATGAAGTCGCAGCGTTTGCAGTAGGCGAATACATTTCCGCAGAACTAAATGCATTAGCAGCGTTAGTTAGCGGACTAAGAGCAGCCGCATAATCCCAATTGTTTTCTGCATTATTTAAATTGGTTTGAACACGACTTGGATCTAAATATTCAGATTGATTTGATAATAAATCGTCCGCAGTCCCCTTTGTAGACAAATCAAGCATTGAACTTTGAGTGTCTGCTAACGGCTGTTTATAGAATCCTTGATTATCTTGCACCTTTTGATATGCCTGTTGTTGCAAAGGCGAAAGCTCGGCAACGGTTGGCAATTCATAGGCTTGATATGGCGTGTTAGCAATGTTTTGCGCCCACTGCACTTGATTGTAAATAGCATCCTGCATCCATTGGGGAGTCAGATTGGTACTTAATGTGCTACCCGACTTTGCGGTTTGAGGTGTTCCCTCGAAAATACTACCCATTACATTGCTCCTCTTAAATAGGCTAGTGGGGATTTAGCGTTTGGACTTATTTTACCTTTTGCTAACGATTTACCTTTCTGTGCGCGAATTTCACTACGCATCTTATCAAGACGTTGCGCTCCGGCTTTGTTAGATCCATCGCCAAGCAACGCAACAGTTTCTGCATCAATGACATACTCACCATCAGATAATTTTGCGTCAATTGTATCATCTCGACCAGATCCTGCGCCACGCGCAAATCTCGCTAACGGACCGCCCATTGCTTTTAACGCTACGTTGTATTGACCCGACGCAATCGTTGGCCATGATTGCGCCATGAACTCTGGCAGACTCATGTTTCTAGCGGTTGCATTTTGTTGCATTTTATCCCAATCCCACGCAATGTTTGGACGATTGAAATACTCTTGTTGTTGCTTAGATAATTGCGCTACTGATTCTTGAACCGGAGCTGGCGCATCTGAGAACATAGATTTTCCAAGCGTTCCAAGTGCCAGCGCACCACCACCAATAAGTGCGGCTTTACCCCAATCGAAGCCTTCTTTTTTGGCTTGATCAGTTGCTACTTGATCTGAAGCTGTTCCTTGACCATACACGCCATTTGCGTTGTTGGTGTAATTTGTAGGACCAGTAGACCCGCCAAGAACATTAACACCGTTTCCTTGATTACCGCTAATTTGAGCATAACTTTCTGGAATAAGAGTGTTAGATCCTAAAACATTTGACGGACTTAGACTATTCAATCCATATTGTGTAAATGGTTCAGTTAATGCAGTGTTTGTTTGATTTCCTGCAAACGTAGGCGTTCCAATCTGTCCTGGTGCTTGTGGAACTTGATTATCAGTAAAGCTACCATAACCACCACTAGGCGCAGAAGAAGCATAAGTGTTTTGCGCTAAACCCAGTAAACCAGAGTTAGATTGATTTGGCACCCAAGTTTCTGCTCCGGTTGCAGGATCAGTTACATATTGACCGCCACCTAATGATGGTGCGCTGTTAGTTAATCCTAAACTTGCTGTATCATGCCATCGGATACCGTTTGGTCCTTGCAAGCTGTTAACAACCATGTCTGATGGTTTTACACCAATATCAGACGCATTAACTTGTCTACCTGCATCAAGACTGAAGTTTTTATTGGCATCGTTAATTTCGTTAAGTTTATTTTGAGATTCAGCAGAGTTTTGCGATGCTAATTCATCTGGTGTTTTAAACTGCAACCCAGCCGCTAAACCAGCCAAACCACCAGAAATTGCTGCTTGTTTTGGTTTATAGCCAGCAGTCAACGCATTACCAAATGCTTGACCTGCTCTATTAAATCCTAAACCAACAGCTGTGTCAGTTCCAATTCCACTCGCTGCGCTTCCAATAGCACCGCCAATCGCACCCGTTCCAGCACCTATAGCTGCGCCTTTTAATACATTTCCACCTTCAATACCAGATTTAGCTGCGCCAACACCCGCACCAATCAATCCGCTTCCAAGCATAGCTTGACCGGTTTTACCAAGACCAAGTCCTAATGCGCTATTTACTCCGCCACCCACTTGACCGCCAAAACCACCACCTAATGCACCAGCCGCACCACCCATCAATGCGCCTTTCCAGCCACCGGTAATACCGCCAGAAGCCGCGCCAATTGCTGCGCCACCTAATGCAGCCGCGCCAGCACCAGTTAATAATCCACCAGAAAGAAATCCACCGATAGCTGTGCCAATACCTGGCGCAAAGATGGATAAAGCAATTGGCAATACTGACGCAAATATCTTTAAAATGCTTTTATATTCATGCAAACCGGTTGTTGGATTGATTGTTCCTGCACCACCCATACGCTTTAACATTTCAGCTTCACGGTGATTAATATGTACAAGCATATCGTCACCACCACGACCAGCGGCTTGCAATCGTCTTGCGGCAGTAACTAAACCACCTCTAGCATATCCTTTTATTTTTATTCGATCTTGCAAACCATATAGTGCAACTAACAACGATACAATAAATACAATGTCATATTGTGGTGGAATCATGTTTTCTTGAACAATACCATCCTTAATAGCGGATGCACGCACTTCGCCATATTTGTCTGGGTTTTGCAAAACGAATTCAAGCAATGCAATTGCATCATCAAGATCTTCTGGCACAATTGGCATGCGCTCAACTTGCTTTTCCATTTGGTCTATGCCTTGCTGGAAACGCGGATCTTGCTCTGCCATCTGCATAATTACATTTCTAATTTCGCTCATTTTGTTAACCCTCTATACCATTTATGGCTGTAGTAATCTTCTTTTAAAAATCCGTAAATATGTAAATCATCGTCATCTTCAAATGATTTACGCATGATGCCTTCGAGTTGAAAGCCAAAGTGTTCGTTTAATCTTTTGGCTTGCGTGTTCTTTCCGCGCAGAAGTCCTGTAACGCGAGCAACATGCAGTTTATTAAAAATAAATCCAAATATCTCGTTAAACATCACAATTGTTTCTCTTGGTCTAACTTTTTTATTATCAATTGCAATGGTCAAATCAATGTTGCGTGACGTAAAATTAGTCATAATAACCACGCAAACAAACTCGCCTTGATTATTTACTGCTGAGAATGCACGAAAAAACTCTGGTGGATTATCAAGACCAAGACGCTCACGCGCCCACTCTTCTGCTTCATCTTCAAGTTCAAAACCAATATATTTCATATCATTCTGCCGTCTGACAAAAACGCTCTGCCCACTCACGCCAGTCATCAAACTGATAGGGAATTGGAAAATTTTCTCTAAGCGTTAAATTGTTCACAAACTGCATACCCCAGTTTTGCCAGTTGTTTTCGTCTTCAAGACGACCAAATGCACCATAAGGATCAAAATCCAATGTGATTTGATCTGCCCAGTCACGAAGCGTAAGATGTGTTGGAAGTGTAACTTTAACGCTCATGAGATCACCGTATTGTCGCCCATTGAAACATGTCCAATGATTTGACCCATTTGGTAATCACCGTAAACTTCATTTGATTCAAACCGCACACGAAGCTCTCGACGTTGCTCTTTAAGCATAACAATCTGCTCCCAAGGTTCTTGCGCAGTTTCTGGAAATGTGAACGTAGTGCCGTACACTTCTGGCGCACGAGCATTAGATCTTCCTGTAACTTGAACGGTCATTGCGCCACTTTGTACAAAGTCGGGTTCAATGCGTGTAATACGCATAAATTCGTTATTACCTTGCGCTACAGCAGACAAGTCAGCCGTTTCAAAATAAGATCTGATTGGATTAATATTGTGACCATCAATTTCGTCAACACCTTGTTCTTGAACCCAAACGCGAAAGTCATTACCTTCACCAACCGCACCAGCTAAAATAGGCGCAGCAAATGAGTTGTTAAATGATCCAGCAGCGCGTCCGTTTGCAGGAAGCTCAGTGTCATACCATGTATTTTCGCGCACGTTGTAGATGACAGCGTGTGTGCATTCTGTTGCATCTTCTCGTGGGTAACACCACCAAATTTCACCGTAGCGAGGTACTTTATATGCAAATACTTTTGAGCGATTTCTAGGTTGCAATCCATCAAAGAAATAATTTAAATTTAATGTATTTGGTACTTCACGCACAACACCGTTGAACATCAAGAAGCGATCAACACCCGCCCAAAAGAACACGCCATCGTAATCAACAATGCAATTTTCTGAAATAATAGATGTGTCTGTGGCGACCACGTCAAATTGAAATACTGTTGCGCCACCGGTAAACGTAGCACGAATAACAGCGTCGTATGCCCAAAACAAACCAGCAGGAGCTGTGCCACTACCAGCTCTTAGTGGCAAGCCTTTGATAATCTTTTGACCCCATACACGCGCAAGACCTGCACCGGCTCCAAAATCCGTTAAATTAGTAGGACTACCGGCAACGCTCCAGCCGATAATGCCATCAGTGCCGTAATAGAACAAATAAGGATGAAGCGACACAATACCGCCTGTGGCGTTTGCATCGGGTGGCAATCCTACATACTGTAATTGACCAGTGCCAAGCACCTCACCAAAGAAAATGTAACCGCCAGCGTCATTAGAAATAGAATTTAAATTTTGTGAAACGTGCGCAAGTAAATAATTTTGATTGGTTGATGAATCATATTGATAGTCAAACATCCACATATTGAGCGGACTTGGCAATTGTGACGCAAGAAACCCACCATTCATATCACCAGAAACTGCAACAAGTGTTGTGGTGACAGTTTCAATTGGCAAATTATTAACTGTCGGGCCTGCCGCTGTCGCGGTGATGTTAATAATGCCGCCATCAGACGCGGTAGCAGTATATCCAGCAGCGTGAGCCGTTATATTAGCCGCTACCGCTGTTGCCGTTGCTGTCAGACTAGTTGCATACGACACAGGTGCAGACATGATGTTAACGCCATTTATAGTGATGCTATCAACTGAACCAGATGATCCACTTGTTAATGTGACTCTGCCGGTTGCATTTGAATTTCCTGGTGTTCTGTTTGTAACAATAGAGCTATTGCCGGTTGAATCGAGCGTAAATCTCTCTAAATAATTTGCGCTTCCGCTGTGGCAGTAGATGTAATTCATCTGCGTAAAGTTACTAAAACCACGACTGATTTCTGTCAGATATTTTTGCGTTGATTTGTATCCACCAATCTTGCGTGGAAGTCCACGTTGCCAGCGAACCCACTGACCGTCTGTGTAATTATTGCCATCAAACTTGGTGCCGTCACGTTTAATGCCAGGATCTGACTTTAATACAATCGTTTTTTCTGGCATTAGTATGTCCCACCATTAATAGATCCAAGTGGCGCGGTTCCTAAAACTGACCAAATTGCGGCTGCGCTTGCTGCTGTAAACACGCCAATACCAACAGAACTACCGCCAAGGTTAATTAACGCAGATCCTGCTGTTGTTGCGCCTGTACCGCCTTGTGACACTGCCAATGGGTATGAAGCACTGTAAGTGTCAGCTCGAAGCACGTCCGTGCCGTCACTGTACAAAATAGATCGTGCGTTTTGAGCAATGGTAACGCCAGCACCGGATGGTGTTTTGACCGTAAATGTGTACGATCCTGTCGTTTGATTGTCTACCCAATATTGCTGAACCGTTGCTGGCACAATAATGACGCGATTGCCGGTAAGCACACCCGTAAACCGATATGAAATTCGGTTTAATTCCGTTCCGGTAAGCGAATAATTTCCTGTTCCTGGAACAGCAATAACCGTGTAATCAAATGCAAATGATGCAGATTGTCCAAAACCAATGGTGTAACAGTTCACACCGTCACTAGCAATAATAGCTGATTCACCAGGTTGGAAACTTAAAAATGCGGATCCATCAATAAGCGTCACGCCAAGTGCATCAGCAACAATGGCACCAGAACCCGAATTTCTAAGGTAAATAAACCAGTTATTACCAACAGCCGCTGGATCTGGTAGTGATAATGTTCCTGCTGCGCCAGTCCAATTGAACATTTTTGCGCGATCATTTACAGATGCAGTGTAATTTGAGTTAAATTCTGTGACAGGAACAGACTGTGAAAGCAACGATCCAACAGCAACAATTCCTGTTCCGGCTAACGCAGATGCATTCGCAACGGATACGCTTGCACCATACTGCAATGACACCCAAGTGCCTGCGGTTGTCGTATTATTGGTTAAATAAACTTGCCAAAGCGTTCCACCAGTAACAACAACAATCTGTGTTCCATCAGCATTTTTTACGGTAATTGATTGCGCACCAACATTATTAAACAGGATGGTTTCACCTGTACCTGCTTTTGCAGCGTCCGGTAAAAATATACTTAACCCAGCAGTTGCTGATGAAATGTTGATAATTCGTGTGGCTAAATTATTACTAGCAGACGTTTCAGTTGGCCAACTTAATGTGACATCAGCCGTTAAAGTTAACGCGCTGTAACTGATTTCGCTTGGATAAATATTTGCGCCACCGAATACGTCGGTATATGTTGTCATTATGCTTCACTCCGGTTCGCTGTGCGATCCATGATACGTTTAAGATCTTCACCATTTAATGCTTGCGCTGCACGATCATAAATACCTTGCCAAACCTGCACACGCTCATCATTTTTAAGGAACGGTGTTGCTTCAAGTAAAGTAGCGTATAAAAGAACGTCTGGAGCATACTCTGTGAGCCAGTTTGTTTGAAAGTCATCGCCAAGGAAACGCACTTGCTCATAAAAAAGAATTTCTAATGTTTGTGTGGTTTCGGGTGTTGGTGCAATTATCCAGTGTTGATAATCGTAGTCGGCATAATACGCTGGCGTTCCAGTTTGAGCAGGATCCGGCCAGTAATTTCTGATGTATTCATAAGAACGCGCACAAATAGGTGTGCCGTCAACAGTCATGCTAACAGTGTCACGCCATCGATCTGGTTTCATGTAAACATTAACACCAGCCGCAAGTGGTGTTGTGACTGCGCGAATAAAACCTTCAATTTTAAGTTCACGCGCAATACGACGCTCACCCATCGTGATGAGTCGAGGAAGTTGATCGTAGACGATTTGGTCACTTTCTTGCGTAAAGCCACGCTCTAAGTAACGTCTAACGTCTACGAGCAAAGAGTCGTAGGTCATGCTGTAGCTCATAAATACTCCGTGTGTTTTGTCGTATTAGCCGCTGATTCAGCATGCACCTGTGTTATTGAATTATACTTTTAACCGTTCCAACGTGCAATTTTACCATCACGAACATCAATATGCGTAAAAGAATTGTAGCGTCCAAGACCTTTGCACTCTAAGTTAAAATTCTTCATTAGGTATTCTTGCACTTCGCGTGGTTCAATACCTTTTACCTTGATGTCTGCTGCGTTACCGAGAACGTGCTGGCTTTCTTTTGCACCACCCACTTTAGTGTTGTGTGCTTTGCATCGTCTACCGCTCATGATGGTAACCGGTTTACCGAATGATTTTCGAATACGGTCTAGCAAGTCAACGAGCTTTGGGTTTACGTCTTTCTCTCCGCACCCGCAGTGACACTCAAATTCTTCTGGCTTAAAGTATTCGCTCATATTATTTGCCTTCTGATACAAATAACCCAATCATACCAAACACCACACCAGCCGCAGTTAACCCATCATGGATAGGTCCAGCCTCAATATTCATACCTGCCATAGTTGCTAATGCCGCCACACTTGCGTGTGTAGACGGCTCTTTTAGACGAGCCGTTAAGTAGTTCCATGCTTTAAGTATTTTACCCATTAGACGCCTCCAAAGCTGCTACGCGAGCAGACAATTCTTTAATTGCATTTACTAGAATAGGGATAAGGGAGTCACTATTAATGCGCAGTTTTTCTGAATCCTCTGCATCAATTACAACACTATTTTCTCCTTCTAACGCTAAAATATCCTGCGCCTTAAATCCGTAACGTACGATGCCTGTCGGTGTGTCGTCCTGTCTACTTGTTTTAAATTGATAGGCTATGGGATTTAACTGCTCTACAAAATTTAAGCCGTGTGGGACAGAAGCAAAATTAGTTTTATCGCGAGCGTCAGAAACAACAGTCCACGCGACTTGAACATAAGCGTTAGTAACATATGATGACCCCATTACAACTCTATTGTTTTGAGTTGTAACTGTGAATACAGGGGCGTATGAACCACTACTATTATTCACCCCTATGCCAATATTACCCGACCCAGTAGTAATATCATTTAATGCACTATGGCCTAACGCCACATTATAGCTACCTGACGTAAGGAGCCTTAATGAATTAGTACCTACACCTGTATTTGCATTTCCATTAATTGCACTAGGCATACTATAGTATCCTATAGCGACATTCTGAAATGCTGATGTTGCATTATATATGGCTTGGTAGCCTACTGCTGTATTACCAGACCCGGTAGTAACTATGTTTTCAGTTCCCACTAAGACGTTATTAAACCCTGTTCCAGAATCCGTACTTACCCCCAACCTAGTTGTAATGGATGTTGTAAGTCCTGTTAAAGAGCCCCCACTTGGCGCCGATGATACCCACCCAGAACCATTACTAGTAAGGACATTACCAGAAGTACCAGGAGACGTTAGTCCTGTACCACCATTAGCTACCGGTAAAGTCCCAGTTACTTGGGAAGATAAACTAACATTACTTAGCGTACCACCTAATGTCAAAGAGCCAGTTGAAGTTACGGTTCCAGATAACGTAATACCATTTACAGACCCCGTACCGCTAACTGACGTTACTGAACCTCCCCCTCCTCCAGAAGCATTAATAGTCTGGTTAGGCCACGTTCCGGATATAGTTACATTAGTTCCAGGAACAAGAGAAGGTGTAGTTGTTCCAGTACCACCATTAGCTACTGGCAGAGCTGTACCAGAATATGAAATAGCAAGCGTCCCTGCGCCAATTATAGGTGAACCCGATACAGATAAGAAACTAGGTACAGTCGCTGCAACAGATGTTACCGTACCGCCCGATGCCGTGGGCGTTTGCCATGTAGCCGCTGAACCACTTGTTGCGGTTAATACTTGCCCTGTAGTAGGTGCTGTCGCACTGCTAACCGCTACAGTTGTAGTAGCTGAATTAAGTCCGTTAGCTGCTGTAGCAGTGGTAGATAGGCTCGGTACAATTTCAACAAAGTCTGACCCGTTCCAAGCAACTAATGTTGTTTTACCAGCCGCGATAGTTATGCCTGTTGTAGAAGAACCTTTAATCACGACAGGTCCATTGGATTCATTTTGAATAATGTAGGCTTTACTCTGACTCGGTGCAATAATATTACGCGATACCCCAACCCCAGGTGAACCTGTGGGTCTTATAATAGCAGCGCGAGCGTCACTAGATGCACCATCTATATCTGACAGTGTCCAATCACCAGAAGTTACCGAGGCTGTTGCAACCCCTGCAATAGCCGTATCAAGAAGAGAGGTGATACTGTTGTTTACTACTGACCCCCATGTTCCTGTAAGCTCACCTGGTACAGGTAAGGCTAATCCTAAAAGTGATGTATATGCTGTTGTCATGTTTTTAACCTATGTATTAATTAGAACCCAATTAGAGGTTTGCGATGTATCTACGGAGCCCCAGTTAGCAGTCTGTGTTGTAGATATATTACCCCAATTTGCGGTTTGTGTGTCGTCAATATTTTCCCAAAGTAAGCGTCCTACAAAGGTGCCTTCTGTTGCAATGAGCGTTTCCATAACAAACTCATTAGATGTGCCATTTGGATAATAA